TTCCCTAAATATGTAGTTATCACTCATAAATATTCTTTATTGTTGTGGTTTGTGTGAAAGTAGGTATAGCAGTAGAATCAGTTTTAACTCTCGCTTTCCCTTGTTCACAAAGTATGCCTAGATTATAGTTTTCATCTTCGACTATCTCCATTTGATACACGTAATACGTATAATCACCCAAAGGTAAAGTAACACTTGTACCCTCGTATAGATTAAATAGGTTAAATCTTTTCTTTGTAGTGGATAAATCGGTTAGATTGCAGTAATATTCTTTCTTAGATTGCTCATTTACGAATCTGAACAACCAAATATCAGGGTAATTATCATTCGCTTTCTCAGTTAGAGTTAAGCAAATTGAGTTATTTTGATTTTTTTCGATTAGAAAGAACACGTTTTACAGGTTTTACTTCGTTAAAGTTAGTTATTTCTTGAAAAATATTCGGCAATAGTTTAAATAAAATTTCTTTATTTTCTTCATTTGCCACTAAAAAACACTTTATTTTATCAATCCAAACCGATTGACCTTTGAAATTCTCTAAATATTCCATGATTTTAAGTATTAAAAAAGGGAGCTAAACTAATAACTCCCTTAAATTTATTGATTTTTAGATTACACTAATAAAGCAGCAACGATTACATCACTTACTTTCGGAGCGTTTTTCTTTTCACGCCCAGAGAAAGTCAAAGTAACACCGTTCATGTCGTCAAACTTAGTCCCTGAAGTACGATTGAATAAGAATTTACATCCATTATCTAAACCTAAAACTTCATTTGTACCATCATTTAGTTTAGCAATAACACAAACTCTATCTTTTGAAAGGTTTTCTAATTGCTCAATCATAGCTGCGGTATTACCAGCTAGTTTGATGTTTCCTGTGATTTCAAAAGCAGTAGAAGCGTTTTCTCTAGAACCGATTGCATTAACAGTAAAGTCAGACATCTCAGCGTCAACAGTTACAGTGTAAAACAATTTAGCTCCAACGTTAGCCATAGCAGTAAGCTCACCAGCTGTACGTGTATACGTATAGTTAGCAGCTCCTGTAGTTTCATCTCGAAGTGATCCAATGTATAAGGTAGCAATACCACCAGCGGAGTCACAATTTAAGGCATTAAAGCCCGCACTTAATTCGCACATAATTTATAATATTTTAAAAAGGGAGTTTTTAGGCTCCCTAGATTAATAATTAAGCTCTTTTAACTCTTACAAAGTATTGAGGGAATACATATTGTACACCTAATCTGAAAGAAGTGTCAACTTTCAATTTCTCGTTGTAAGCATCGTATTTAATATCGAAGTTCTCATCTTCACGAGCATCAACACCTAAGAATACCAATGAAGTAGGGATTGCAAAGATTTCGTTTGAACCATCTAATGCAGGTACAGTAATTACTTCAACGTTAGTTTGTGGTAAAATGAAACGAATAGAACCACCTTCTGAAGTGTATTGGATACGATCGTAAGCATTCGCAGTATTCCATTCAGAAATGATAGCTAAAGCTTCAGTTCTTCCTGTATATAAAGCAACTTCCATTTGGTTATCAAAAATCTCAGCAGGGATCTTAGTGAAAACCTCGTAAGCAGCAGAATAAGCATTTGAAGTAGTCAACGTTGCGAAAGTAGTAGTAGTTTTCAATACAGAAGTATCAGCTTTCAACGCTTTTACTAAACCATCAAAGTGTACTAACTCAGTATCTAATGATGCTGTATCACCTAACCATACTAAACGCTCAGCTTTTTTCTGTAATTGTTTAGTTAAATAAGCCATTAAGATAGTTTCAAGCGGTGCAGGTAATTGACCATCTTGGTTTTTCATTCCTAAAGCGTTTAATACTTGAGTCATTTTTGTGTTCAAAGTTTCATTACAAAACTCAACACCCATGTACAATGGTTTGGTTGTTAAAACTTTCTCAGTGAAAACTACAGATCCATCTGGTGAAGGTGTACACGCTGCTTTCGCCTGTAACGCTACAGATGAAGATAATAAAGCGATCTCACGAGATCCTTTAACACCTTCCTCTAACATTAATTTTTCAAGGAATCTTGAAGTCGCTACTAAATCAGGTGTAATGTTAGGTAAAGTATTATCTTTCCATGCTGCAAGTCCTGATACATCGTAACCGAACTTTTCTTTTAATGTTCTTTTGATTGACATTTGATTTTTATTTTTTAGTTAATATTTCTCTTACTGTAAGCTCCTTAGACATTTCTACCTTTTTTCTTTCGTCTTTAAACTTACTTTCTTTTACTTCTAACAACTCAGCGAACTTCGCTTCAAGTGCTGTAATTCTAGAATCTGTGTCCGTAATAACTTGTTGAATGATAGCATCAAACTCTTGTTTTGACATCATTTCATTAACAGGCTCTTCTTCTGACATAGGCTCTTCTTCTACGTTAACCGCTTCTAATTTCACTAGAACACCGTTCACGTCAATAGACACTACCCATAGTTGGTCTTCATACTCAACTTGGTATTCACCCTCAGGTGCAGGAATTTGATTGCCTTCCTCATCTAACACGAATAAAGGTGTACCCTCAGCAAGTTCACCATCGTATTGAAGTACAATCCCATCAACAGTCTTTACCTCAGCAAAAACTACTTTGTTTTCTTCTTTTTTGAAGAAATCGAAAATTGATTTACTCATATTTGTTTTAATTTAATTTCTTTTTGATCAAAATACCCCTCAACAGAATACCCACTAAACTCCCCTTTTTTTATCTTATTCCATACCGTAGGATTGTCAATTTTATAAGATGCTATCCAAGTACCATTTTGCAAATTCATTGCTTTAAATTGGCTAGGAATGTGAGAAGGATGAGAAACGATATAACTAGAAATCATTTTAACCCCATCTAGTTTTAAATCAGGATTATGTTCTTCGTTAACGTTATTGGAAAATCCGTTTTTGTGGAATTTAGTTCTTATCGCTCTAATTGTTTCCTCTTTGAATAGCACGAATCTATCTGGATTACTTCGGTATATAGGAGTATTAGCACTCATCATTACACCTGTAACTATTCTTTTTTCTTCATTAAAGAAGTACTGAATCTTTTGCTCTTTGTTGAAGGCAAAATAAGGTTTACCGTGAGCTGGTCGTAGTACAAAAGCGTTAAAATCTACACCTGTATCATCAGACTCATCAATAACCAATTCGTAAAAAGGTAACATATTAAAAGAACGTTTTTGTAAATATAAAAATTTTTTATTAAATAGTACTTATCGCATTAACTTTTTTTGTCTTATCTTGCATTTTAGTAATATCTGAATCCACTACTACTACTTTATATGTACTTTGAGCTTGTATTGTTTGTTGTGTACCTTGTTGAGTAGTACCTTGCGCATTATCCGTAGGTCTATTAGCACTAGGTGGTTGTACACTTGGTAAAGGAGCATTTAATAACTTTTTCGCTGTACTCATCGCTTTAGTAACCGTTGCGATTCCACTAGCAATATATCCACCAATCAAGAATGGTGCAGCTGGCCCTCCTGCGGCTGCGGCTGCGGTAGCTCCACTAATAACCGAGCCGATAGACTTAGCTGTATCTATTGCTAATTGTGCTACCGCAAAAGCTTTCTGTGTTTTACTTCCCTCAGCTGCTGAACTAGATAAAGCTCCTAGCATATTAGAAACTTCATCTACAAATTTTTCTTTTGCTTGTAATAGTTCTTTATCTATTTCTTTTAATTCTGCAGCTCTTTTTTTCTCTAATTCTACAGTGCTAAAACCATACTCTTTTGCTTTCTCAATAAGGTAATTATACTTATCGTTAACCGCTAGTTTTTCATTCTCTGATACTGAATTAACCGCTTCGGTATATTGTGTTACAAAGTCTTCGTATTGTTGTCCTATGTTGTTTAAACGTTCGCTTTCTTGTTTGTCCGCTTCTTCTTTATATTTTAAAGCAATAGCATCTAATTCTTTTTGTTGTGCAAGTTTTAAAGTCTCATTATCTTTTGTGGTTTGAATGATAGTAAAATACTTATCTCTGACCGCTTGTTCTTCTAATTGCTGTTGTGTTTTAAAACTATCGTAGTATGCGTTTTCTAAAGTTTCCTGTTCTAATATACGTGCATTTTCTAATTCAATTTGGTGTATTTTATTTTGGCGAATATCTTCTAAATTTTGTTTTCTTCTTTCCCTTGCTTTCTCATTTGCCTCAGCTTGTTTCTTATCAGCATCCTCGTTATCTTTTTTTCTTTCTTCTTTTATCTTTTGATTGTATTCAAATTGATCATTTCGCAGCTTTGTTAAATTAGCACTTAAATCTTTTATCTTTTGTTGTTGCGCTTTAGCATCTTCTTCATCACCAAATAATAATCGACCTGTTGCATTGAATCCCCACTTATCAAAGCTCTCAACAATCTTTAAGTTTTTTAATTGTTCTTTATATACATCCTTTGATGCTGCTATTTCTTTTTGTGTTTTTTCAATTGCATCTTTATAACGTGCTTTTCTTTTGTTGTTTATCTCATCTTCAGTATAACCTAATCTTTTTAGTGTACGCTCGTATTCAGTAAAATTATCAGATGCTTTACGTGCCTCTTCTGCTTGATTAGATGTAGAAGTTTCAAAGTTTTTTGCTGCAGTCAACCCCGAACTCATCGCACCTTTTAACTTGTCAAAGTTTGAGATTAAATAACCTATAGCAACAACTAATGCTCCGATACCTGTTGACATTATAGCTCCTCTTAAGGAAGTGAATGATGCTATAACTTTTGTTTTTATAGTATTGGCAAAATTACTAAACAATGGGATTGCCTGTCTAACACCTTCGATACCTTGAGCAAGTGCCATTGCAGCTTGTACTTTCAATAGTGCTTTCTCTAGTTCTTTCGACTCACTACCAAATAAAGCAGACGCACCTTGCACAACCATGAAACCATTTGCAGCTCCTTGTATTGCAGCTCCGAGTTTTTGAGTCATAGTTAATGCAGCCTGATCTATTATTCTATCAGTTTCAATTTGCGTTTGCTTGTAACGAGCAACAGTCTCTAGTAGATCTTTATACTCTTTCGTGTTTTGCTTACCAGCTAATGATAGCTCATAAAGTCTATCTTCTGCCTCACCTAGACGAGTTGTTAAAGGTTGTAATTCTCCGTAAACATCTGCAAAGGTTGAGTTAACATTTGTTGCTGCTCCTTTAAGCTGATTAAAAGATTCATTAAGGTTACCTAACTTTTTTCGAGCGCTCTCAACTTCTTGCGAGTTCTTTCCAAATTGCTTGGTTAGCTCTTCAACTTCTTGTTCTGTGTCGCTAATTGTTTTCTTAAGTATGTCAAACTGTTCCTCAACTGTAGCAACCTTATTAGCACTATCTCCAGTGTCAACACCTACTTTAAATATTATTTCTTCTTGTGCCATTATAATGAAGCAATATAATCGTTAATAATTGTTTCTTGTGCTGTTATTTCACTTGAAACGTTAGCATTTAAAACCTCGTTACCTACTTTAATAATATTTGAATAACTACTTTCAACATATGTGTAAGAACCTCTTACTTCTTGTATTACTTCTATCATGACAAACAATTTAATGTTAATTGTGAAATATCAAAACTACAAGCATTTGAACTTGAACCCGAAGTCCTAATTGCTTGTATAGTTATTGGCGTTGTGTTACTTGGTAAATCTGTTGAAATAGAGCCCTCAACGGTAAAATTATTTTCTAATGAAGTTACTTTGTAATAAACAGTATTTGAATTATAAGGGTTATACATATCTAAAACAAAAAAATCAGTTGCAGCCGCTCCACTTGTTCTATTTGCTAAAAAATTAGAACCTAAATCTATTTTAGTTGCCGTTCCTGTTGCATCGTTGTGAAATATTTGTAAATTAGTATCTGTTGAATCTGAGCCTATACCTATAATATTTGTCAAACTTGCCACTGTTACAGTGGATGAGATACCCAAAGAAGCTGTTGAACTTGTCATTCCGTAAAATTGTCTCGCTCCTGTATTGAATCCCGTATCAGAAATACCAAACGCAACACACATACGCCAACCCATTTCCATGATATTAAAAGCACTTGTTGACCTATAAGCACAAATACCATTTGCTGCGGGAGTAGAAACACCAATTTTTAAACGTGTTTTTTTAGTTTGTATTGAAGTCGTTGAAACTGCTACTGCTGTTGCTGTACCTTGCAAAGTTCCGGCAGCTATATTTTCAGCTAATACAGTTGTGGAGTTATGTTGCGCCCTGTAACCCCTTGCAATTTCATCACTTTTAACAGTCCAATAATTTTCAACTACTAATTTAGCATCAATTTGATTTTCAACCGCTTGTGTTGTTGGGTATTTAGTATTGTTAATTACACTAAAATCAGTTGCTTTATTTGCTGATAATTCAAAGCTTGCGACATCATAAATAATTTCTTCAATACCACTTGCTGTACGTGTGTATATACTACCTGTTACGGTATCCATATAGAACTCACCTTCATAGATATCAGTAGCCAACCAACTACCATCTCTATGGTCTGCACTTGTTGGAATTGTAGGAACTCCACTCCCTTTTTTAATAATTATTCTTCTTGTTTCGTCACTCATTGCTTAATATATTTGAATTTTTACTTATACCATTTACACCCCCTAACATTTTATATACATCCTCGTCTGCGTTATTTTCACCACCTCTTAATATTGGCGCATTTTTCGATTGTACTTTCATACGTTCAATAGTTACAGAAGTAGTTGTATATTCTTTTCGAACCGCTACTAAGTTAAATGAATTGATAGCCTTCAAAGTTTCGCTGACAGTACCGGTATTACCTACTATATGATAGGCATTATCTATATCATATTCTGTTGAGCTCCAATATAAATCCGAAGTGTTTAATATTCCCTTTTGATATATTGCCGTTAACTCATCATTCGAAGGTAGATACCAATCGTTAAACCCACCGCTTACATGAGTTTGACAAATATCATTTGCAGAACCACTAGAACCTTGTGATGTGCTTATTAACTGAGAATTAAATTCACCTGTCAAAGTGTCGTTAGAACCGATTAAAACGCTACCAACCGAACCATTCCAATCATAAGTTCCTGTTAGAATTTCAGCTTGTAAAATATAATCTTCGTATTGCTTAATATCAATGATAGCCATTATCCTAGGTATTTAATTAGTTCTACTTCAGTAGTCCCGTATGCATCTGAATCGAAATCTTTAATCGTGTTTAACCTATACAACACGCCATCAATCATTTTTAGTTTTGCAAAATCCAACTCGTTAATATCTTTATATGATAACTTAAGGTATAAAGTTACTAATTTACTATCAATAGATGTTATCTCATTTACGAATTTTCTATGATATATTTCGAACGTGTTAGAATTCTCAGGTACAGCGTAGATGTCGTCAAAGGTTGTACTTCTAGGTGCAAAGTGTAAATCAAACAAAGGTTCGAATGAATAGTTATTCGTTGGATTGTCTTTAAATCTCAAATGATGAATCATAGGAAAGTCATATTTAATAGTATAAGTACCACCGGCATCCTCTACATCGTAGATATTAACTACTCCACTCCTTAACCCATTGTAGAAAGTAAGCATTCCTTTTCCTTTATAAGGTTTTGTAACTATGTTATTATTAGAATCGGTAGATTGTTCTATTACTAATGGGTAGATTAATTGGCTATTCTCTATCTTATATGGCACATATGTATTGAAAGGTAGTTCAAATTTAACCACTCCATTCAACCAAGTATCTATTTCGAGCTGTTTTTCACCATAATTAGAGCCTACTAAGTCCCTATATTGTTGATTTAAATAGTCTTTCTCCTCACTAAATGTATATTGGTATACATTACCCTGCACTAAGCTATTAGATTGAATAGTAATATCCTTTGATTCATCAACTAAATCAGTCCAATTATCGTAGTTTTCTTGTGAATCGTAGAAATTTATAAAGCTATTTATCGTTAATAATGACTTATTTGTAACAGGATCATAAATAGGATCACTCATATAAGCGTAAAACAAGTTTAAAATTCCCTTCAAAAAGTCTGAGCATTTGATGTCAGGCAAAGAAGATGACAAACTAACAGGTGAATTATCAGTTAATGCGATTGAATTATCAGCAATTAGATTAATATCTGTATTTGAGAAGTTCAATGAGAAAGATTGATATCCTGTTGAACCACCTGTTGAACAACCTCCAGCGAACACAAGCTCCAAGTATACTTCTTGACCTGCTTTAACATCTATATTCGTGTTGAATGAAATAGTAGTTATTACATCAACTAATTGTTTCCATTTATATCTGTATACCTGCAAACCATCAACGTACACTATGACCTCGTTAAAAGTATCAAAAGTAATAGGATTGTAACCAATAGCAGACGTATAATAAACAGACTCAGTAGAAAATGATAGTTTATACTTGCCGGGGATATTCATCTTGATACGACCTGTATTTTGATTTAAAATATTAGCATCGTATGTTGGAGTGAATGAAAATTGATCTAATACGTTAAACAAATCAGAGAAAAAGTAATAGCCTACATTTTTTGATTGATATACACTATTGTTTGTAGCATTATTGATTAATACCTGCGATTGACTTACCTGCGTTGAATTTAGTTTATTTTGCTCACCGCCACCAAAGCCATAAATCAACTTCTTCATGTTCTCGTTATTGAAAAACGTAGTAGTGTAATCAACTTCTATATTCGTGCCTTCTAGAGCGAAATCTAAACACTTTTTGACAGCCTCTTTTACGTATATGAAAGGGAATAGCTGGTTAACCTTAAAGTTCAGCGGTGAATTGTTTTTAGGCTTGACATAACCATAGTCTACTATAGGATAAATGTACCCATATGACTTAGGTTGATAACCTCTAGAATCAGCTCCGAAGTTTCTATTATCTACTCCGTTTAACTTTATACCTTCACTCCAAGATTTAATAACGTTATCCCTAGTTAGTAAGTGATCGTATTCGGACCAGTCAAGCTCGTTTAGTTTCTTGTCCTTAAGCTTTGCAAAGATGTCCACTGCATCACTTATCAAGTTACAATCAAAAGAGTAATTACCTTCAAGAATCTTAACCTCGTTAAGTTTGAACTTACCCTTAAAAATTCGTAAGTCGTTTTTATATAGTTCGCAATCGTATCTTTTATTGGGTGTGAATTGAATATTAATACTTTTCTCTATACTCACATCTAGTGAATAAGCTGCGATAAAGAAAGCCATGTTATTACTCGTGCCTTCTAACGTTAAAGTCTTAGAGAATGAACGTTTACGTTTCTCAGGCTCTTTAATATCCGTTATTGAAAGATTTAAAGGTACTGCAATACTTTCTGAAAGGTCTAACTCGTAACCATTAACTACTAGCCTACTATTCATAGTGTGATTGATTTTTTATCCGTGAATTCAATGTTAACTATTTCATTAAATAGCTCGTCATGTTCGCTTTGTTTTAGCTGGTATGCTGAATTAGTAATAACTACGTTTTCGACTTCTGTGCCTTCATTAATGTACACTAGAGGACTTTCGTAAACGTTCACTACATAAGCTTGTTGATCCTCAGTTAACCAATCAGAGGATAGCTCTAACTGTTTTGTGATAGTCTTTAAATAGTTTATCCTACCAAACGTGTTGTTGCTTGTATAATATGTATTATTTATACTATTCCATTCACCTTGACGTTTAGAAAATGATTTGCTTTCAATTTTAGCTGAGATACGTGAGTTGTACGTGAATCTATAATTATCGTAACTTCCAAACTTGTTTAACCAAATTAAACTAGCACCCTTATCGAAACAAGCATCTGAGAAATAAATAGTATATAGTCCCATTCTTCCAACGTTAGATAAGTCTTGTAAAGCTATGATTACACCTGTACAATCATCATAAGTAGATTGTGTTATATTACCTAAATCTAGTTGCTCTTGTAGATTAAAACGAATCGCAGAAACAGATCCTTGATAAGAAGATATAAAGGTTGTTGTTTGTGTAACATTACCACTTGGTATTTGGTAAATAAATTTTACATAATAATCAGCTGGTGTATCTAAATCACTATTGTCAAAATATGAAAGTATAGTTGTATCTCCTTTCTTCTCAGTAGCTGTATATGAAGTAACACCATATGCACTTGTAAAGCTTCTGTCGGTTAAGAATTGTCTTGATAAACCACCTTTTTTATACTCTGAATGATCCCATACCGCAAACTCTGATCTACTCAAAGATCCCTTAAAAGCTATAGTATTACTACTAGTGGTCACTGCGACTTGTGTTGTTGGATCTACGTTAGGATCGGTCGAGTATTTCTCTTGTATCTCTATATGAGTCTCTACGTAGTTCTGCGTGTCGTATAGGAATGTCGGTGATGTTGTTGAATTACTCACTGAATGATTAGTTATATACCCTCGTATCTTATCACTCAAATCTATCTTACCAAAAAAATCACTTGTGATTAACTCAGGGAATATTTCGAAAGTACCTATCTCAGCTACTCCAATGAATACCTTCACCACAAAAGATACGTTATACTTTTGGTTTCCACTTACTGTCAATGGTTGTTTGAAAGCATACACTATTGGATTGTCCGAAGGTGTAAACTTATCAGGTTCTTGTGTTATAGTTACTGCCATTTATTTTGGTTTTATTATCATCGTTTTTATTGCTGCTCCTGCTAGGTTGGAAATCCTTTCTCTGATCTCGTCAACTCTTTTTTCGTTTAGTACCTTATCGAAGAAGTGATTCCCTTCAATACCTTTTTTTCGTATGCTG